GTCCCGGCCTCCAGGGCGGGCGCTGCGGTCTGCGGGTTCTCCGCTGCGCTGCTGCCGGTGCCGCCGAGGCGCTTGTTTACCTCCGCAGCGATTGCCGTGTGGCGGTCAAAGAGCCAGTTACCGGGGCAGGCTTTGGCCGCAAACCAGCGGTGAACGGTGAGGATCATTTCGTCGGCGGCGGGCTGGTAGGCCAGCGCCTTGGCCTTGTCTGCGATCCATACGACCTTCCGCTTGCCGTTGCGGCGGCAGATGTCCGTTACCAGGTCCAGCAGGGCGGCATACGCCTTATCGGAGCAGGGCCACGGGTCGCTTGCGGAGGTGTTCGCCACTTCGATGGTGACGGCCCTCTGGTCGTTTGCTCTGCTGGAGGTACACCAGGAGCGGTTGGCTTCGTCCACATAGAGGGCGATTCTGCCGTCGCTGCCGATGCCGTATTGGCTGGAGGCCTCCCTGGCTTTCTGGGCGAACATATAACCGCAGCTCTCCACGCTCAGGTTTCCGGCCATGCAATGGATTGAAACGGTGTCGATGGCGTGGGTCCTCTTGCCGGAGTGGTTCGGGCTGAGGATGGTGCAGGATATGAGGCTGCTGTTGCTCATGCTCAATCCTCCCCCTTCCCGTCGCCCTCGCAAAAGCCGGCGAGGGTTTCCCGGTCCACCACGTCCCCCTCTTCGTCGTAAATGAGGCCGGTCTTTTCGTCGAGGTTCAGGACGCCGACATAGGGGAGATCATCGTCGATCTCCCCGTTGTAGTAGCGCATATTCAGCGCCGGGGTTTTCTTCGGTTCGTTCATGGGGTCCTCCTTTCAGGGTGGCCGCTGTCTGCGGTCACTTCTGCTGTGCCTTGTTATACTGCGCCGTACTGATGCCGAGCAGCGCCCCGAGAAAGGTGTCCACGACGGCAATGGTGCCGACCACTTCCTCCCCGTAGGGCAGCCCCCAGATGGAGGACAGGCCGAAGTAGAGAGCGCCGAGCGCCGGGAGGACGATCTGGGCGATCCACTTCAAAATGTCATATACCTTGTTGGAAAGCATGACGGTTTCTCCTTTCTTATCGTTCAATGAGATATTCCTGCAGTTCCTTCTTCGCTGCCTTCATGGCGTCGATGTCGTTGCCGTCGATGCCATGGGACAGCAGGGCCAGGATGGCCCTCTGGGTGACGCGGCTCCCTTCCTCGATGGCGTCCAGCCGGTCCTTGTCCTTTTTGAAGAAGACCATATATTCTTCCTGCTGCTTCTCCAAAGCGGTCAAGCGTTCCTCGACCTTCTTGGCGGGAGCCTTTGCAGCCTGGACGCCTTTCACCACCCAGCCGATTGCGGCGGCTATGGTGGAAATGCCGACGCAAATTCCGAGGATGGAGGCCAGCAGCTGCGCCGGGGTGAAGCTGATTACTTGGTCCATGTCGTTCACCTCCCCTCCGGGCCGCCAAGCACAGCGGCATATTCTTGCTCCCGCTGTTTCAGCTCCGCCTCGTATTCCTCCACCGCTTGGTGCTGTGCGAGTTGGTCGATCAGCTGCCGGATCATTTGGCTCTGGGCGTCGATGATGTCACAGAGGCCCTGGGCGATTTGTGGGGTCATTTCAGTTGTCCTCTTTGTATAAGATGGGGTGCGATTTGGCCTCTCGGAGGTCGCCGTGGGTCAGCACGAAGTTGGCCCAGAGCTTTTCTTCGTATCGGTCCATGTCCACGTGTTTCAGCATGGCCCTGTAGGAATTTACCGTCTGGCGGGCGCTCTCCAGCGTCAGCAGACCGGCGTTGTATTCCTCTTCGACCTCTGCGAGGCGGCGCTTCATGCGGAGAGTGGTGCTTTTCCGAAGCCGGATGTGATCGTCGTAAATGACGCAGCCCACGAACTCCACACCGAGGCGGGCGGGCCGGAGGGCGGTCTTTCGGTTGAACTCCAGCCGGAGCTTTTCGTTCAGAAAGTCCTCCATCCTTTTGCCGTATTCCCGCAGCCGCTCCTTGCTGTTGTCGATCAGGATAATATCGTCCATATACCGGGCATATCTCCGCACCCTCAGTTCCCGCTTCACGTATTGGTCCAGCGGGTCCAGGTAGAGGTTGCCGAGGGTGTGGCTCAATCCGCCGCCGATGGGTATTCCCACGGAATAGAGGGCATCCGGCTCCGTGGGGTCCTGCTGGTTATCGGTGAGGGCGAGGCCGAAGGGCATCCCGGTGTTGCAGATGTAATACTCCAGGAGGTCCGTCATCTGCCGGTCTGCTATCTTGTGCCACAGCATGGCCAGCAGTATTTCGTGGTCGATCCTGTAAAAGAATTTCGCCACGTCGAACTTGTAGACGTGCCACTCTCCGGGGTTCAGCCTGGTATTCTCCATCCACTCCTTCACCCGGAGCATGGCTGCAAGCTGCCCCTTGCCTGGGATACAGGCGTAGGTGTCCGAAATGAAGCCGCTGTTCAGGCGTGGGTTGATGGTGTTGTAGACGGCCCTTTGGATGATCTTGTTCGGATAGTCGATATAGATCACCTTGCGGGTCTTTGGGACGTACACATAGAAGCTGTTGTATTTGACTTTCGGCACCAGGCCTCTCCGAAGGTCCGAGCTCATGGCGTGGAGGTTGTCCTCCAGGTCCCGCTCGAAGAGCAGCACGTCCCGCTTCTCTCCCTTCCCGGCTGTCACGTCATGCTCCGCCTGGAGCAGGGATGTGAAGGAGGTCGTTTCCTTGTAGACGTTCCGTATTGCCATATTTATTTTTCCGAAGGTCGCGGCGGCTCAGGGGTCAATTACTTACTGCCGGACTTGCGGGGCCAGGTGGTTTTCGCCTCCCAGCCCACCGCCGCCGTTTTACTTTTTTGCCTTTCGGCAAGGGGGACAGATCCTTTGCCTCTTGGAATGGACCGCCTCGCAGCGGTCCGCTGTGCCGGTGTCCGTAGGCACCGGCCATCTTGCCCTTTTTTAGAGGCAGAGCGGCGCGGAAGCCGATGTTCGTGTTCGTGTTGGAGCGGGTGTTGTTGTTGCCGTTGCTGTAGAACACTCCGGCATTGGAGGTGTTGTTGTAGTTGCCCCCGCCGTTGACCAGGCGCTGTATCCATCTCCCTGATGAAGCGGTCAGCGGCCCCGCTGGTTCATTTGGGCCTCCACGAGCCTGCCGTGGATGATCCTGCCGATCTCCGCCGTCATGGCGGTCCAGCGTTTGTAATGCCTTGGGGCCATAAACCGCAAACGGAAGGAGAGCCGGATGTACTTTTTGAGCTTTTTGTTGGCAATGTCCAGCTTCTCCAGGGCGGTCTTTCGACGGTGATTGTCCGCGTCGATGGTCAACTCCACCATGCTGTCCATGATCCGCTTTATATCGGCGGTCATTGCATACCTTTCGGCCTTGGGAAAGTTTTGGAGGATGGGATAGGTGTCCTCGATCATCTTGCAGATTTTCTTTTGCAGGATGCTGTCGGTCGGCTCCCATTCGTCCGGGATATTGCTCAGGTACTCATTGGGGACTTCCTGCATGGCTCTCCCTCCTTTCATCCGTTGTAGGTTGCTCCCTGGGCGAGGGGGCCGCTCACGCGGCCCCTGTCAGGCAGCAGTTACGCAGTCGGCAAATCGGCGTAAGCGGCGCGGAAGCCGATGTACGTGCCCGTGCTGGAGCGGGTGTTGAGGCCGCCGCCGTAGAACACCCCGGCACTAGAGGTGCTGTTGACGTTGCCCCCGCCGTTGCCCAGGCGCTCCGCTGCGGTATTGTTGAAGTACAGCTGATCGCCATCGCCGTAGTCCGCAGCCACAGCCCCGGCCTCCGGCAGAAGGGCGTATGCTCGGAGGACCTTCTTCGCTGCGTCGCTGATATCGTCGCTGCAGGTGATCTCGTGAATGCCGCCGTTGAAGCTGTCACCGGTCTGGCCTTCGGCAATCGAAATCACATACTTCGGCTTGCTGGACACCTTCGCCACCTTCACGGTGTTCGTGGTCGTGCCGGAGCCATTCGGCGTGACAAACTCGCCGGTGCTGGCGTCGAGGGCTTTCCACTGGTCCGAAGAGGCCGCCTGGGAATGGCTCTTATCAGCGCCGTTGTTATTCACCAGGAACTGAAGCTCTCCGTAGACGGTGCGGAATGCGCCCTCCCACTCCGAGACGTTGCCGTTCAGGTCCATAATGCCTTTCATGGTGCCGTCGTGGCTCCAGGTCAGGGGGCCGGTGCCGGTCAGCGTGTGCAGAATGTTGCCGCTGCCGTCATAGGTGGCCGGGATCGCCACGCGGGTGCTTTCGGCGGTATCCTTGCCATAGTTGTTGTTGCCCTTCGGGAAGATGCCGTGGGCCTTGCACCAGAGGGCGATCATGCCCCATTCGGCCTTGGTCATCATGTGCCAACCGGCACCCTTCGCCTCGCAGTAGCCACGGGCGGTGTCCCAGGTCATGTTGTTGGCCGGGTCCCTGCCAGGGAGGCTGTAGGCCCTGCCGTTCTCCACGACGTTCTGGTACTTGGAGATATAGATGCCATCCACGACGGAGCCGTTGATGATGAAGGCGGGGTGGTAGGCGTCAGCGCCTCCCGTGATTACCTCGCTCAGCTTGAACTTGGGGATGAAGACCATGACGGAGGGGAGGCCCTTATCGTCATAGAGCAGCTTGTTTCCGGGGGCCACGGC